GAAGGATTTACCACTAAAGGACGTTATAATGATTAGCCATTCTTTAGTGCTTTCTGCAAAGATTGAGTTGGTAACATATAACCCTCAATGACACTGTGTTGTTGAGCTTAGACACACTAGCTGTGTCTTTGAATCATTTCGATGTGCGTTTAATCACATCAAAACCCACTAAGGTAGGCTTTAGAACCGAGGGAATTAACCTTTAAATAACTACTGCGAGGTAGGTCTCTACGGAGATAATCGGGGAATAGTTGAGAATCACTATTAGTGTGTGGGTAAGGTATCTTAATTAGGTGGAAAACCACAGAGAAGTGGCCTACATTGAAATTAAGGTATCAAGACTTTATTTCATATCGCCGAAGATGGAATACGAGCAACCAGGTATCGGTCCTGCAACAAAACGGAAACCATACTCGCAATCTCATTGTACGGACACTTTTGACAAAAGTGTCAGTGCGGGTTCATGTCAAACAGTCCTGAGAAAGAAGATCATCAGGAATGTCGTGGTTACAATACCATTGGAACGGATCATAGTAGATAAATCTGTTGTACGAGGAATTGCCTGCTGGAGAAATTCAGCAATGATAGCAAACACCGTCGACTATTATTATGAAATCGAAGATAATGGTTTGTTACCGCTGGACAGAATGGAACGCATGATGGCGGAAGATAGGAATGTCAGACCACCAATTAGCGTTCGGAGGGTAGGAGGGGCTTATGTCGTTGACAACGGAAGACATAGGCTTGCAAGAGCTCACTTGCTAGGTGAAAAGAGCATAGACGCCGTCGTAAAGCATACAGGGCATGAAGATTTTGTGCGAGACGGTGGTGAGTCAAATCCAGGTCCTACTGATTTGGAGATGACAAGTTGGAAAAGTCCCGGTAGAGCCCAACGTCCTCAAAGACGAAAATATCGGAAGGGGTGCAAAAAGTCCTTTGTACCTAAGGATCAAGTTAGCGCTATTGTTGATCAAGTGTGCGCTGATATTAGGCCTACTACTAGCCATAGTGATTGTGACGATAGTTTACATCATTCCGCTCCTAAACAAAATAGAAAAGGCGGTAGTAGAAACGAGAAGGGGCGTAGAAGAGACGATCGCGGAGGTGGAGTCCCATTGGTTAGTCCAATATTTTCGAAAGAAATCAACTCGGACTCCCTCGCAGAATTGATCGCAACTTGGGAAAACATCAAACCCACACGAGAAACATTGGATACATGGGTACATGTCATGAAATGTCAATATTGGTATGACTGTGCTTGTGGAAAGAAGACGCATGGGTTTCCGAAGTGTGGGTGTGAAGTTTTAGACCAAGTAAAATGCCTGTATAATAAGATCGTAGCCATAGAAGGAGAATTGGTTGAAGAAACAGGTATTCGTATTGTGATCAAGGATAAGATCGTCAAAGGGCAGACCCAAAGCGTCGTTAAGGTGAATAAAGGCCCCACCTTGGATCTGGACAGTATTGAGGTAGCAACAACACCTCAGCCTAAAACACCAGAAGCTGTACCAGTAACCAAAATCGTTCGTGAACGTCGTGGTATTTATAAGTACCTCAAAAGACCAGGTTTCTTTTCCATGACGGACAACTTTAATCATCATCATGAATCTATTGCTAAGATCAAAGATCAGTCTAAGCATAATATGATGGTTATCCCGGACGAATGTATTAACGATGCTCTCTATGCTTATCTTCGTAGGAATGAGTATGATGCATACCCTGATAGGAAAACGAAATTGGCCCATATGGTGCGATTAGCAGCTAAATGGGATCAGGGTTTATTCAAACTGAATGACCAAGGTAAGAATCTTGACGCGCTAGCTTTGAATAAGTATTTCATAACCATACAGAAAGTTACGGATGCGAAGGATACTTCGTTTCTGTTACAGGAAGTGAATGCTTATCATAGTAACACCAGCTCCAAGATACATAGACTCCTGGGAATATTCGGCTGTGTACCTAAGGTTCATAGACTCGGCCGTTTAAACTAGAAGAACCCCTGTCTAAACCAAGGAATATACGCGATGTGCTCAAGCTATATTCCGTTTGCACTGAGGGCACACCAGTCCAACCAATGGCTTCTTGGAAGTACCCCACCCTTTGTCAACGCAAGGGTGTGTTTTGTGAAACCAAGGAATATGAAAAGATCTACAAAGTACCGAAATTACTAGAAGAAGAACGTTATATTATGTCAAATTGTTGTCACAATGAATATGTAGGATTTAGGAATAGATATTTGAAAGTAATGGATAATAACACAACTTACATGACTGATATAGTAGATAAAATACTTGATGATCTTGCGGATAAGCTAAAACCACATTATAACGGACCTATTAAATTGAATGATTTCTTGATTGGTAAGAAAGGGAGATTGAGAAGAAGGTACGTTGATAGTTTTAATGAGATAGATAAAGACGGTTTCAACATCGAAAGAGACGGAGACTGTTCAGCATTTGTCAAAAATGAATTATACAACGAGTTAAAACCACCAAGATTGATAATTAATAGGAATCCAAAGTTTAGTATGGTATATGGTTTATTTACACATGCATTAGAGGAAGCGATGATGAAACTACCACAGATATCCAAAGGTAAGAATTTCTTAGAAAGAGGGAAGCAATTTGCCAACCTTATTTTTGGGGCCTGGGCTTTAGAAGGAGATTGTAGTAAATTTGAGGCGAGTCAGCGACTAAGGTTGCTGAAACAAATCGAATTGGGTCTACTTAAAAGATTGGAAGATGGTCCTAATTATAAAAGATTTAGGAAATTATTTTGGAGGAAAATGAAGAAGGATGGTTTCACACAGAACGGGCAGAAATTCGGTTTTAGAGCGTGCCGAGGTTCTGGGGATGCAGATACTGGTTTGTTTAACACACTAGTTATGTATGTTGCATGCATGTATTTCGAAATTATTAATGGATTAGAGTTAGGTAATTTTATTTGTGATGGCGATGATAATATCATCAAGATGCCGGTGGGCAAAGAAAATTACATTAACACTTTTGCACATTTTGGTTTCGACGCAAAATTGATCTTGAGAAAAGATTATCATGATATAGACTACTGTTCAGGAAAATTTATTAGATATAATAGTTTAGGTGAATTTATATATATTCAAAATATTAGGAAAATCATTAACAATATGACTTATTTTAGAAAATTAAATTTTAATCATTGTAAAACATCATATTATCATAGTTTAGGCTTCATGTACAAGAAATTGTACGGAAATTTGCCATTGTATTCAAACTTTGCAGAATTTCTGTTGAGAAGTACACCTTCTCAGAAATTGCAACCAGAAATTTTAAAAGAATTGAATCCAATCTACGAAGAATTGGTTCGTGGAAAAGGCTACAACATTAACTGGGATTACACAGCTAAGGTAGAGATAGCAATGTGTTTTGACATGACAATAACTCTTATAGATAGTTTTAGTAAGTATTTTGATGAGGCGATTATCGAGTTTAGGAAGGATGAAGATAAGCGATATCGCAATGTTGGATTGAAGGTAACAATGCCAGCCACCGAGCAAGTAGACTTGGTGGAATCGAGAGTCTGGGCGGTGCTAGATTTTTGATTGAGTATTACAGGTCACTGGGCGTATAATTAGTGACCTTAAAACCCTTTTGGCGTTGTCATTTAGACG